ACCCATACCAACATCATCGTCATTTTCTAGTTTTTCATTAATAGCAGATAATGTGGTTTTTAAATTATTACATAATAATATTCTTTGATCGTCAGCATCTTCTCTTGTACAATAATGCGCATCTGGAGTAGATATAACCTTTAGATTAAATTTTTTAGATATTTGCCTGATACAATCAGTTAGACTTTTCTGTATTGGTAAATTTTCTTTATCTATTAATTGAGCTTCTAAAAATAGATTATCTTTACCAAAAATATTAATTAGTTCACTAAGATGTTGAGATCCGTTTTGTTCCCATTCTGGACTAATAGTATCATCTTGTGTTATCTTATTTGCTAGTGTTGAACCAAGATGACCAGTAATTCCTATCAGATCACCACCAGTAAATTCAGACAATTTATCTATGCTTAATCTTGGCTTACGATAAAAATAATCTTCTCTATTAGACTCTGAGACTAACGATATTAGTTTTCTCCACCCATTATAATTTTTAGCTAAAACCAAAAAATGACTTAGTTTATAATTATCTTTAGTTTTAATAGAAGGATCATCATTACATACATATATCTCACAGCCTAAGATTGGCTTAATACCTTTTGCTTTCATTTCTTTATAAAACTGAACAGAACCAGCTATATTGCCATGATCTGTTAAGGCACATGCCTTAGCTTCTATATCAATACATCTTTGTGCAATTTTGGACGGTTTACTCAATCCGTCTAATAGTGAAAAATGACTGTGTACGTGAAGAGGTATATAATTCATTCTATTGATCCTGGTGCCTTGTACTTACCTACAGTATAGCCTGGAACAGTATATTCGTCAAGCACCAGAGGCATACCTTTAATTTCAATATCATGTTTTATTTGTTCACATTTTGTCATATATTGACCAACCGGAGTTAATTGATTATCTCTATATTCTTTTAATGCTGAAACAGTCGTATTTTCAAAAGTTGTTTTGCCAAAATGACATAATTTACTGCACATCCAAGTTTTATTTAATCTAGGCTTTTGTGTTTTTTTAATATATTCAAATTTATCTCTAAGCATTGTTTCTGTATCTTTTAAGTCGTTTTCTCCAAAACAAACAGAAAATGGTCCACCATCATTAATAAAAAATATAGTCACAATAACATGTTTAATATTTGGATATAGTTTTTGTATAGCATAGTGATATATTCTAAGTTGTGGATCTTTCTCTAGTTTTTCCTGAGTTTTTTCTTGGCCAGTCGCCCAATCTAATCTTCTTCCTGTTTTCCAGTCAACTATCTCTAATGTATCATCATTAACCTTTGTTATAAGATCTATAGTGCCTTTGATTGCTAAATTACCCTCTAATGTTTCATTGGGTAGTTCATATTTATATGAGGCCCATGGTTTATCAATTTCTATATCAAATCTTTGTTCTGGACAAACTATAGTTTTATTTCTAGGATCAAATGCCCCATTATGATAATTAATTGCTTTGTATACCCAGTTATAGCAATCGTTGTAGTCTTTATCTTTCCAGTTGTGGTGCTTAAAATTTGATGAATAATAATCATAGACAGTTTGTATAATACTATCTAAACTATATTTATTAACATCAATTTTTCCAACAATATCATCATCGATAGTAGAAGTCTTATTTTGATGAGCTTGTTTTATAAATGCTAATATTTCTAATACTTTATGTACTATAGTACCCTTATCTGCTTTTAGTCCTGAAGGCGATCTAATACCAAGATTATATTCAACAAAATATTGCTGCTCACACATTGAATGTGTGTTATACGATGAACTTCTAAAATATGTAATTATAATGGTAGGATTCCTTTGCTGCTAAGAAAGTTATATAGTAGTCTATTTTGTTCTCCAATACCAATATTAGTATTATCAATTACGAAATCAAAATTAGAATGATCATATTTGTTATAGTCTAAAGCTGTTTCACTATCGTGATTAGAATTATAAATATTTCTAGTAAGTTTAATAACCATACCACCAGCATTTTTAACAGCATCTACTTCATTAGGAAATCTACAATCAGCAATTAGTGCCAGATTATATTTTGTTTTTTCTTTCTCAATTTTATTAATAGTAGCATCCGCCCAAACATTTTTTTGTAGTTTTCTAAAAATATCTGTGCCCACATATTGCATAACTTCTCTTGCTGTCATTGGTTCTGGAGTATCTGGCCAATAACATTTAGTGTGCTCATTCTTACTTTCATCTGAACCATAACATTGATCATATGTTAGACCTAATATATTCATACAAATATCTTGTTTTAATGGATCAGCAAAATTATATATTTTTGGTTCGCCTAACAAATAGCCAACATATATATTAGCTAAAAATTCTGCACACGTTGTTTTACCAGATTGTTTTCGTCCAGCAAAAGCTATGATCATTTGATTTTCTCCATAAAAGCTTTAATTTCTAAATTAATTTCATCGCTATTCATTTCTCCGATATCATTTTTGGATATGGTAGGAACATGAATTTGATATGTTCTATTGCATTTATCTATAATCTTTTTTGTGGCTTCAACACCAGCATCATCATTATCCATTATAATAATAAGCTTCATCGCTCCTGAACTATCTAAAATAATTTTTTGCCTATCGCTTAATGTGGTACCAAAAATAGCCACACTATTATGTATACCATTTTCCTCTAATCGCCAAACATTGCCAGGACTTTCTACTATAATAACAGTATTTGTTTGTTTAATATGTTCTTTAGCAAACCACATATTATATAAAACATTTTGTGTTTTGAGTCCAGAACTATGTTTCCATTTAGAATATTGCCATTGATATTCTTGAGGACAAGATTCTGTATCATTATGATATAAAGAACATTTGGGACATTTAGGAAATATACTACGTCCGGTACAGCCTATAACAAATTCTCTATTATCGTCATATATTGGAGCAACTACTCTATTGCTCATTTCTTTATTTGGTCTATCACATAATCCTATATCATATTTTTCAAGTATCTTAGTAGAGTATCCTCTGTCTATATAGTATTGAGCAGGAATTTTAAGAATACCCTTAACCTGATTGCGTGTAATTTGTAGATTTAGTTTTTCTGGTTTTTGTGTTACCTTTTCTATAATCTGAGCAAATTGTTTTTTTTCTTTTGTAGCATTATCAACTTTGTAGTCGTTAAGTGATTGTCCAACAAATTTGGTAGCAAATTCTATCGCTTCAGCAAAAGTTGCTGTTTGATCACCATCATTGATCCATCCATATTTTTTATTCGAAAGAATACCACGAATAAAACCTATGATAGATGAACGGAAAATTTTGTCACATCCATGTGTTCTACATTTCCAATTGCCTCTATAATTATCTCCCTCATGATAAATATTTACTGCTGATGGATTATCTCCATTATGAATAGGACAACACATACTAACCATTGAATGATTATTATGCTTATATTCGATTTCAAAATAATCTAACAGATCTTCTATCTTATCACAAGTAGCATCACACAACAACTTTAATTGATGTTGATCATACGAAAGGGATTGATTCTTGTTGGTCTTCAACATTGAAGTCATTTATTCCACCATTTTTGTTAGTCAATAATTCTAGTCTTGTTCTACCTTCAGTAATTTTTGCACACCAACCCTTCATATGACAATTGATATAATCATTATCGTCTAATCCACCACCATGTCTACTGATTAGTGGAACTAATTTACGATTGCCATTAGAAGGTCCATCTTCTGCTATCTCTTCATCTGATTTTCTTTTAAAAATAGTAAAGTTACTACATAACCAAATAATTCTATCTGAACCACTTGCGGTATCGGTACTTTCTTTACTAATACCATCTCTATTTAATTGAATAAAGGCTACTATCGGCACCTTATATTTGGTAGCAAAATTATGTAATGATGTCATCATAAACCCTAGTACTTGGTATTCTTTCATATCCTGAGAAATACCAGCACTATCCATTAACTTTAGATAGTCATAAAATATTACGCAATCCTTTGCTGTACCATCGTCATTTAATCCTACGTCTTTAATAATCCATCTACGCATCAATGATAATTGTTCCTCAAATGGCTTACCAGCAATAGACTTATAAAATAATTTTGTATTAGCTAATTCTTTAGCAGCATTTAATATTTTTATTTTTTGATTTTCCGAATCAGCAAATTTACCAGTTTCGATCTGATTAATTTCTACTTCTGTCATCATTGCTAATATTCTATGCAAGTGATCTTCTTTTGTCATTTCTGTATCCATATTTAATACAGGAACTTTTAGATTATGAGCAATGTGAAAACCCATATTATCAGACAATAGTGTTTTACCAGTTTTGGGCCTTGCTGCAATAACATTTACAGTACTTCTGCGTAAACCTCCACCAATAGCACTATCATATATTGGAAAACCAGTAGAAATACCCACTTGGTCTATCTGATTCTTAGATAAATAATCTATATAATCTTCTAGATGATCTCCAATTAAAGCAGCATTATTATCTACATCATTCAATACCGAAGTAAAGTCAAAGATAGTATCTTCAGCTAAACCTATTATACTATTAATAGATTCAGAACCATTTACTTCTAATACTTTATTTTTAGCAGACTCTAGCTGTTTATATAACAAACGAGCTATTTCTAGCTTTCTAATTTTACCAGCAAATTTTCTAAGATTGTCTATATTAACCGGAAAATCCAAAATAGCTTTTAAATGAGCTAGTTCGTCTTTTTTAGTTAGGATGTGATCAACAGACAACTCTTGTGCTACAGATAGTATAGACGCTATATCTATCTTGGGCTTGTGGTCGTTCTCACAAATTCTCTTTAAGCACTTATATAGAATAGCATTACTATCTATTGTAAAAGATGTTTCTGATACTATATCTGCTATTTCTAAATATGCATCTTCACCAAATTCACATATCCCAGCCAATACTGCTCTTTCAGAAGCAGGATCTTGTAAAATTTTCATCAGCCAGCTCCAGAAGAACAATTATTACACTTAAATCGACTCTTATCCATAATAAGTCCAGCACTGATTACTTCTTTCTTACCACACACCCTACATTGGGCTTCTGTTAAAGAATTATTTTTTCTTCTAGGTGTTGGGCCACTCACATTTAGTTTTTGATCTATTAGAATATCTTCTTTATGCATATTTTTTTCTGGCATATCATTGAATTTATTTTTAAAATTACTTTTTTTACCACTACTAACTTTTTTGGTTTTAATAGTAGACACAAACTCTGTGTCTTCCTCTTCTTGTGCTTCATTCTTTGTAGAAGAATTAGGCAACATACTTTGTAGCATCGTTATCATTTGTTGAATTTGTTCAGGAGTTAGATCCATGTTTCACCTTTGTTTTACTAATTGACAACATTATATCTGACAAGTTCTTGATTCCATTGGCTATATATTGTAATCTGTCTGATCTTTGTTTTGCATACTTTTTAATCTTATTCAATGCAGATGCTTTCTCATTATGTTTAATAGCCTGTAACGACTTTTCTACATAACCATAGCCCTTATATGTATTAATTTCATCAGCAATAACTTCTTTAATCGTTTCATCTGCCCAATTTACTCTAGCTAATTCTCTATTTAATGTTCTTTGTACATGTAGTGAGAATTGGCCAAGACGGTAAGCTATTTGACCACAATCATCTGGCGTGAGTTTTTCTATTTCGTCTCTAGACATTTTAAAGTAATTATTTAGTTCATCTTCTGGTAAGAGATTACTTACATAATGGCCTATGCCAATTCCTTTTTCATATTCATCTAATACCTTATCCCATTCATTAACTTGTTCTTTGGTATTCATGATTTTAATATTTCCTTCCAATCATTTTCTTTATCAAAAGGTAGTTCAATATATTCTATATTATTAAGTTCACACCATTCTTTTTTCTCTCTGTCTCTTTTTTGGTGTTTTACAAAACCCAATAAGTTATGATGATAAAATCTGTTAAACTTATAGTGTTGCTCACCATGTACTTCTATACATTTTTTAATTAATGGAATATAAAAATCCATGTAGACATATTCACTCTTTCTTAAAACAACTTGTACTTCTTCTAAAATCTGTAGTGTTGGATATATTTCATGAATAATTCTTCTAGCACCAAGATGCAAAGAAGACTTTTTATTATTTGAACCATGTGCTATATTTCCAGTCAATTGCCAATTATAAGAATTTCCATCCAAGTCTACTACTTGCATTTTAATCCCATGGTTTCTTGAACCTTTTTCCAAAGGTCTTGATAAACCTCTGGATGTTCCAGCAAATACTGTCTGGTTTTTTCCATACCCTGAAATTTTGGTTTTTCCTCAACTGTAGATATAGTATACCATGCACCGCCTTTGGCAATCAATCCAAGATCAACGCTTAGTGATAGTAATTCAGTATGCTTATCAATACCCTGTCCGTATCTTAGATAACTTTTGATAGTTCCTCCTGGTGGCCCTAATGCCGAACATAATACTTCCCATTCAACTTCTTGGCCTATTTGTGGGCTATCATCACTTAAATTCCATTTCTTAAAAAACTTAGCTTTAAGCTTGATATCTGTTTGATAAGCAATAGCCTGTCCACTTTTTTCTTTCCATTCAACAGTACCATAGCCAGGATTACCCATCAAGTGAGTAATACCAATAACAATATTTTTATTAACAGGAATAACATTAGCAACTTTTCTACAAAATTTAGCTAGTAACTTTGCACCATCTGCTCTTTGCATCTTATCCATACCAGAAGTAATTTCTGCTTCTGTGCATAATGCAGAATATGAGTCTATGATTAGAATTGATCCTGGTTCTTCATTAATAATTCTTTCTGCTATCTGTAAATATTCTTCAGCGTGTAAAATCTTACCTTGTTGTGATCCTATAACATCGAATCTTTCAAGATCAAGATGAGGAATCCCTTCCAAATCTCTTTTCTTAAGTCTTCCTTCAATATTCAGATAATATACCATTCTAGGTTTTTTAAGATCGCCCTGATACTCAGGCTTTTGTGCTGTTGCAGCAAAGTCTAGCGATGTTGTTGTTTTACCACATTTAGGTTGTCCAGTAAAAATTACAAAACTACCTTCTGGTATTCCTCCATTTAATACAAGGTCTAATGATGGGCTAACTGGTATGATTACAGATTCTTTATCAACAATCGAATTACCAGACAAGATGATATCTGTTCCAAAATTTTTCTTAACATCCTCTTTAACACTCATTGTCTATATCCTCTAGTTTAGATCTAATATTTTTACTTGTTCTAAGATTTCTTCGTTTTGATATGTCTATATTTCTGTCGTAGTTTTTTGGCACAGGTGGCTGCTGTTGAGATAAAATAAAAGCTTCTTTCTTAATTATATCTAACAACACAGGAGATCGCAAAGAATAAATTCTTGAAGCCTTGTCATTCTTTAATGCCTTTATGACTGCCTTATCTCCATATGTTTTAACCAATTTATTAGCTGTAGCAATCTGGTTTCTAAAAAAAGCCGACCATTCTTTATTAAGCCAAAACCTATAGTGTAAATCTTTTTTATCAATTTTAGCCTTATTCTCACAAATCATTTCGGTAATATATTGAGCTGGACTCACATATTTACCATTAGAATATTTTGAGATATATTTATCCATTGTTAGGTCTATGAATTATAGAATCCAGTCTATTGGTATTTGGCATGTTTTGATGAAAAGTATCTCCAACCTGAGATGCTTCTTTAGTCATAATAGACACACCAGAGTTATTTTTCGCAGAAGTTTTTCTAATCATTAGGTCTTTGGCCCTAGTGGTATTAGATGTTGTTGTTTTAATATTATTGGTATCAGAAGCCTTTTGGTGCTTTTCTATAAATTTAGTTAGATCATTTGGATCAACTTTTAGTTCTTTGATAATCTCAGCTTCTGTTTGGTTTTGACTTAACATCCACAGTATAGCATATTGCTGACTCTTATTTAATCTAGCCATTAAGTCATCTCTCTTTCTGCATTATTTAACCATGCGATATTTTTAGTACGTAAAAAATTTAAATACAAATCAAATACTTTTTTATTTACTTTCTTAAACTCAAATTCATTCTTACCAATCTTAGACATAAATTTTAATTGTTTTCCTTCGCTATATAGTCCCATAGGATTAAAAATTCTACCATGAGCACCTACTTTAAGAAAATAGTAGGATTGATTATTATTTTCTGATATAGATGTTTTGGCTAGAATACTTTTATTATCAATATTGGCTCTTGGATTACCATCATCATCTATAAAGTCATGTTGACCATATAACGTAAAATATAATGGTTCGGTGTCAGATGACTCGTCGGAGGTTGATTTACGTGGAGAAAAAATATAATTTTCCATATTATCCTTTCTTAGTTTTTGGCCATGACATTTTTGGCGGCTTCTTGATACGAGACATTCCTTTTGGTAATGGTTTATCTGGTATATTTTCTTTGTATGAATTATGTTTATTATATAATTGATTTTTTTGATCTTCGCTTAATTTATCTCTATTTCTATTAGCAAGATCGCCAATAGTTTTTAGTTCACTATCTGCTTTTTTAACAGAAGTATTTTGTGTTAGAACATCATCCATATATCTGCGATGAGTATTAGATTTTTCACATTTATCACACACTGGTTTTTCTATATAGTCCTTGATATAAAAAAATAATTCAAAATCTATATTACAATTATCGCAATGATATGAATAAGTTGGCATATTAATAATTAGATACGTACAATGTCCATTCTTTAGGAATATCTGATCTTATTGTAGATAGATAGGACACAATCGGCAAGTATCTTATAGTCTTTTGTGGTTCTTTAGGAAATGTTAATAAGTTCATCTTAGCTTCTTGTGGTGTCTTATTTCCTTTTTTACGATTACAACTAACACAAGCTGTGACTATATTTGTCCATACTGTTGGTGATCCATCTTTCAACCAAGCAGATTTAGGTATAACATGATCGTATGTTAATTCTGATATATTAAAATAATCACCACAATACTGACATTGATAGTCGTCTCTAATAAAAACATTTTTACGAGAAAAATTGACTCTACAATGACCAAACTTAAAAAATTTACATAGTTTAATTACAGCAGGTAATTTATATACTTTATTCACACCAGTAATATTTTCATTCTCATAAAATTCTATAATATCTATTTGTGATTTTTTCTTATCATTATATTTAATATACCATGTCATGGCTCTTTGCCAATTAATGATACATAATGGTGAATAATCAGCATTAAGCACTAAGCAATTTTTATGATTCTTGCTCATAACTATCTAAGCGTTGTATAATAGGTCCGATAATAGGATTACGTATAATATCTTGAGCCTCTAGTCTTGAAAAGCCTATACCATCAATACCGGACAATGCCTTGATCATACTAATAAAACCACCTTGTACAGATCGATGAAGGTCTGATTGTGCTACGTCACCAGTCAATACCATCTTACTATTCATGCCTATTCTTGTCAACAACATTTTTAATTGATCATACGAGGCATTCTGACATTCATCTGCTACTATAAAAGAATCATGAAAACTACGACCTCTCATTAGCCCCAAAGGAACAATCTCTAATTTATTGGTTAGCTTAAGCTTAGTATAATCAAAGATTTGAATAAAATAATTAATTTCATCTAAAATTGGTAATAAGTATGGATGAAGCTTTTCTTCTGCTGTTCCTGGTAAATATCCTAGACGTTCACCGGCCTCAACTACTGGTCTTGTTATAATAATTTTCTTAACTTTACCAGTTAATAAATATTCTAAAGCCATACCAATAGCAATATGTGTTTTACCACTACCAGCTATTCCCTGACAAAAAGTCACACTATTTTCTGCAACAGTTCTAATGTACAGGTTTTGATTTTTAGTTCTAGGTTTTAAATTATTTCTAAAACCTATTGGTTTATCTTCTGGAAGTATTTTGTTTGTAGCATCTAGTACGCTTTTTTTATGTTTGGTAGTTTTTTTTCTCAATGGATACCCTTTCAGAATAAAGTTAAATTAGACAAGCGCCACCGGCACAACTAATTTCCTCTATTCCTACCGTATTATCTTCTGTTTCCAATAGTTGTGTATAATCTACTTTCTTAAAGCTATTATATAAATCACAGTAAATCTTCCAGTTATAGACATCTTTCATGCAGTATGTTAGTCTTTTAACGTCCCCATCAAAATATTTACCAGCAAAATTTTTCATCTTGACAATAAACTTTAATTTATCATCATTATCATTCTCTTTAGCCTGATTAAGATTTACATAATCACATGCTGCCCATAAATTATTATTAAAAGCATTTAAGGCCAACTCTATTAATCCGGAACACCATAAAGCAGCATCACTGTATTCTTTAACTATTTCTCTACTAGTATATACTGTTGTAAATGGTGCCTGTGGATAATCTTTGTCTCCGCTTTGTGGGATTAAGCTTATTCCTGCAAAATATTTTCTATTCTGATATATAAATTTAGTTACATCATCCCACTCTTCTGGCTTAACTGTTACAGTATTACTAACATTATGGCTTAAAAATTCTTGAGTGCATAATGATTTATTTTTACCAGAATAGACCCAATTTTTTTGTGTATCTTTAACTATTGATAACATTTCTACTGCTGGTAATTGATTCTTTAATTTAGCACCGTCTGGAACCTCAATAGGAAACTTAATAACCTCATCAGTATTATTAGCAGACCATGAGGATTTCTCACAGGCTTGTGGGTTATAATTCTTAAAGTGTTGGTATGGTGCCTCTAAAACATTGGCCTGTACGTGTCTTATATAGCGTTTAGCATGATGTGGGTGGATGCCCGAACTGGTGCCCAACATGGAACTAGATGTTCCTTCTGGCTTTAAACAGGTCACTCTTGCTGCTTGATTGATACCAATTTTTTTGGCCATTTCTTTATTGGTTTCTACTGCAATTTTAGCACCAGCTTTTAGTACTTTTTCTGTCAGTACTAAATCATGCTTTTCCATGATGCCAGTTAAAGAAACACCTAGTAATGCTTCTCTTTCAAAGATTTTGCAACTAATCTCTCCTAGATAATCTAGTTTGGTAAATCCAGCTTGAAGAGTACCAATAATAGCAGCGGCTTTACATCTTTCATAAAAGTCTTCTTCGTCTGATACAGATGAGCAATTGATTGTTGATAGGTTACATCCTTGCCAACCGCTTTTTCCACTTTCCTCATCTACGGGCCACATACCTACTTCCACACAGTTATGAACATAAACACTATCGTTATCGAAAGCATGAATGTCTTCTACTGTGCAATCGTATACATCTAATTCGCCAACTATAGTTTTATTAATAAGGGTATCAATAAAGTTAGTTCTATTGGGCATTCTTTGATAGTTCTTAACTATTGTTTGAATTTTGTTAGCTTTATCAATATTTTTAATAGGAATATATTTTGCAAATCTAACTATATTATCGCTACTAATAACTATTTCGTGTGATGCTTGGCAGAAATAGCTTTTGGTTCCACCATTACCGTCTGGCATAACCCTATCACCTTCTGATCTGCGATTTTTATAGATCTTAGAATAAATACCCAAAGCATTCAGTGCTATTTGTAGATTTTGTAAATTGTCTAATTGAACCGACGATATTCTTAAAGAAGACCCTTTGATATTATTGACCAATACCGTTCCATCAGCATCGAAATAACCAGCAATTAAACCAGAGATATGATTCCATGAACCGCAAATAGATTTTTTGCTTAGTCTTTTGGATGTTCCGACCATACAGTCATGATCTATAGCAAACTGCATTAACTTTTTAGACTCTATAGAGCTATAAACAGCAACAGAATTTTGTTCTGACGCATTATGATTATTGGAAAACCCAATATCATTAAGTATTTCATATGCTTCTTGTCTGTATTGTTCTTTAGATTCTCCCCACCACTTTAATTGAGCAGAAGATTTTGAATGATTTCCATCTCCTAAGAATAATCCCAACAAATATCCCTTTTTCCAATCGGACGATAGAGGATTTAAATTGGCTATACTATCTAATGGGTAGTCTCTATGGTTGTTGATAACAGTCTTTTCACCAAAATTGATATCACCAGCTTCTTTCCATCCGGTTGTTGTCATAATCTTATGATTTGGAGTTACCCTCAAGGTTCTGCCAGACTTAAACTGTAATTCTATGACTTGTTTTGTTCCGGTTTTCCAAAAACCCTTATAACTTGGATACGACACACCATCAACAATAGCATTGAATGGCTGGTCAATAAGATCTGCAACCATCTTTATACCACGGTCAGTCACCACCGTAGAATCTGCTACAACACAAGGATTAAATGTCATTTCTGTAGAATCGCTCCAAATAAATCCTGGTTCTCCGAATTCTTTGACACTTTCCATCAATACTTGAAATTCTTCAAATGTTGTGTCGTCTTTTAATAAAAGTGCTGAATTATTACTTCGTGCTCTTTGTGGATTTTCCACATACCAATTTCCGGTTTTGGCTTTAGCCATTTCTTCATCATCAGCACTAAACAAAGCTAGTGACGCACTACGTCTAACGCCGCCTGATAATACAGCATCACTACTATGCATGATAATATCATAAGCATCTATTGGTCGTAGCTTTTTTTGTCCATTTGCAAGACATCTGTCTAGAAGTGCTCTTATTTTTTCTAGACCATTTTGTAGCGGTTCAAATCCTGGTGCTTTGCCAACACCAGAAGATAATGATGATCCTTTTGATCTTATATTAGAATAATCAAATACAATATATTGATCTTTATACTCTTTAAATTTTTCTTCTGATGGCTTACTAAAATAAGAACTTAGCAAAACACCCAAAGCATCAGCCCATCCTTCTATACTATCTTCAATAACATATTTTCTACCATTTTCTGATTTTGGTTCTTGTGAAAATGTTGGCAGTTTAGCAACATGGTGCTTTTGTACGCTAAAACCTGTTCCGCTACCACATAGTAGTAACCAAAAACATTCTTGAAAAAATCTGAGCCTATCACAGTATGAGCTTGTGCAGTTATAAATTTTTGCATGTCTTTTAAGAATAGGATCTCCACCAAACTGTAGTGCTCTTTGTGATCCTAAAACTTTCTTTTTATACATAATATCATATGCCCACTCTATATCTTCAGATATGTCTTTATCGGCATATTGTTTCAGCATCATATTTTTAACTCTATCCACGGCTTCTTTCCAGGTTTCTCTACGATTCTTATCCTCAAGCCACCTAGCATATTTACTAACGAAAGTATAATTTTGAAGCTCGTTCAATGCTGACATATTAATAAAAACTCCTTAAAAAATAAATCTTAGATAGGCCCATAAAAGAATGATTTGGTCATAGCGATATGATAAATCTGTTTGTGATGAATACAAGGGCCATAGTTGAACTATTTATCTATTACACCACAGTCTTGTATCAGCCATGAAAAGTCTGGATCAATTTGTACAATTTCTATTTGTGTTTGTTTAACAAATAAATCAAATCTTTTTTTTGCATCATCATCAAATAATTTTGTACCATGACTTTTGGCCATAACAACCTTTTTAATTCCTTCTTGCCATAAGGCCATAATACAGTCATTGCAACATTGACCTGTTACATATGCAATTCCATTATCTGGTCTAATTACACAATTAGATAAAGCATTTCTTTCTGAATGAATCATCCAATGATATTTATCTGGACGACTAGTTGGCAAAGAAGAATCGTCCATACCTTTTGGAAAACCATTATATCCAACACCTAAAATACGATGTTGTTGATCTGTTATTACACATCCATGTTTGGTATGAATATCATGACTACGATAGGATATAACTTTGGCTAATCCTAAAAAATAATTTGTCCAGTCTGGTCTATTCATAGAATCTATTATAGACCAAAACTGAGCTTAGGTCAACAGCTAGTTTTGCTTTAGTTTATTATATACTACTAGACTAACAGATGCTCCTATAATACCCATTAAAACTCCAGCAGGAGATAATGATTCATATTTGCCAAGCATATATAATATAGCACCACCGGCATATGATCCAACAACTCCTAGTGCTACTGTTTGGAAAAAACCAAATTTTTCTTCACCAGGAATGATAGACTTAGCAATACTACCAACAAATATACCATATACGCACCAGACTAATAAACTCATCATGATTTTACCTCTAATATTTTTGACACTTGTTCTTCCGTGAGTTTCTCAGCAACATCCAAAATTGCTGTAACAATTTGTTCTTTGTGTGTTTGATAATCTTGTGCATTTAATTCTTTTTTAAGAATTCTTTTAAGTCTGAGTTTAGTTAACCAGCTTCTTTTATTTGCTAATAGCTTAATCTGATAGGTATAAAACTTAGCATCTTTATTTTTATTGCATTCTTGAAATACTCTAATACAAGTTAATATTATAGAAATAAACATTAGAGTTAATATAACACTACCATGATTATCTGAAGATAATCCAGATTTATGAATTATTTCTTGTGCTATGTTCTCTAATTCAGTTTTGTGATTCATTATCTGGCTCACAATATGTACAATCTATTTTTTTAATATTATCACCACTCATATACCATCCTTTGCCCTTGCATACAGGACAATCTTTCCTTTTATATTTAATTATTGTTGGTTCATTCTGAGAGCTTTTAATTATCGCTCCTGCTACTGTCACAGCAGATAACGTACTATATTTGGGTGTGGATGCATATATTAATGATCCGATTAGTAAACAACATAGCAATTTATTCATGATCAAAAATTTTCCTGATTTTTTCTATAATGGGTCTACGTGGTTTTAAAATAGGTGGCTCTATTTCTTTTTCTTTAGTTTTTAAGATCTTAGCTAAACCTAAAATAAAACTTGTAATAATTGCTATAAGTCTATTTAATGCTATTTTATCTAGAAATTTCATAAATAATCTACGAAACCGTAGTCCGGGAGTTTTTGTGGAGGAAAACCATCAAAATCACTGAAGGCATAAGAACCACTTTGACTAAGCATACCTTCTGCTGCATCAGCATGAATTAAAAATGAACCTTCTGGTATCGGACCCCAATCTGGATGTCCACCATCATTCCATTTGCCCCAACTATTTTGAACCAAAAATGCTGGTTCGCCATTAGTATCATCACATGCCGTCCATGCCATACAATGAGCCCAACTACCACTAACTTTAGCAAATCCCTTTTTATCTCTTTTATTACTAAATCCATAACTAGAACATACTGCTAATCCATAACCATTAGCTAAGGCATCTCTAGCTTCTTCTACTGTACGAATTAAAGATACTGTTCTTACCTGATGATCATTGGCTAGGTCTATGACTTTATCTGGTAATCCTTTTGGTCCCCAATTAGCTCCTAAATTACCATTATATTTACTAAAGTCTGCAATACCAGGATAATTTTTTCTTAATATTATACCGCCATTGTTACTAACAAAATCTGCGGCTCTAGCACAACTCATTCCCTGTCCACCGTGTCCTCTTGCTCCATAGATTGCTTCTGTAGCGCCTTTAGCCACCCAGCTTTCTTTATCTCCTTTAATATCTATTTCTACGGCTCTTGTTATATCACAAGCCGCTCTAGTTCCATGGCTTACGCAATCTCCAGTAGTTTGTCTCTCATTATATGGATTCTTATCAAACTTTAATACAGACTTATATGGAAGAGATAATTTACCAACGCCACTATTTTTAATTCTTTTAGCACCATCACCAAATAATCCATATTTAGATTTGGCCATCAATTGATCAAAGATGTGGGCTTCCCACAAACATCCACTAAATCCTTTTCTATAATTATTATAGAGTTCTTCTGGAGTCATTCTTGGCATTATTGACTACCTTTATAACAGGCCCAGCTTAATGCTCTGAAAGCTTCTGCTGCTTTATTTCTTAAATCATCATCCAATAACGCTTCATCAGAGCCTATAGCAGACTTAACTAGTTCTTCGCATTTACCAGAAAGTCCTAGATATTTATTTTTAATATCTAATTTAAGCATTTTACCAGCTAATGAATTAGCTTCTTTAATAGACATTGTATCTTTAAGTACAACATCTTCGTTTTTAAGTTCTATTAAAAGAGCCAGATCAGCATATAAAGAAGATAGTCTAAGACAATCATATCTTTTAGTATTTGAGTCAGAAGCATCAAATATTTTTTTAACAGCCAAAGAATTTTCTAATAATTGTTGATCTGTTGGAGCATCGGTAATATAGTTCGTTACTACAACATTTCCTGGTTTATTAAAATCTTGAAGTAAATTGGGAATACTCGGTTTTAAAAGTCCGATTAATACTAATCCACAACCCAATACTAATAGTACTTTATTATTCATTGACTTTCTTCTCCGCACAAATTGTTGGACTAAGATATGGAAACATTTGGTCAGCAACCTCTACAGCTTTTTGGCACCCACTTTTTTCTGCCAAATCTCTTGTTTGTTTCCATGATACTACTAAATCAAAAAATAGATTTTGTTGATCTGATGGTTTATTGACTACTGTTAGTTCTGGTAAAGACGGTTTACCAATTTTACCTTTTGCTTTATTAACCAAGTCTAAGACAAATTGTTGTACTGGACTTAGTTTATCCTTAAACAGAACCCATAATACAATTCCAAGACCAGCATATAATAATAAATCTGTTGAACCCAATGATCCGCTAAATTCCTCGAACGTCTGTGTAAAATTCATAAATTCTCCTTTTATACTTTATTAATACCCCTGTATTGGTTTTTGGAAACAAAAAATCCTATTTCTTTAAAAGTCGTTACAGTAGCATCTATGGTTGAGCTAACTAAAGATAATAGTATTCTTTTGACGTATAAATGCAAATATCCTTCTATAAAAGCTGGAATCATAGGAATATCTATTACTAAGAATAGCTTATCATAAATAGATGATATTAAAGACATTGCTAATTCTTTTTTATCTGATCCAGACCAATTGATAGCCGCATCTTCTATAGCTTTAACTATTTTAGCTACTAATAATTGTAGTATTTTCCATGCCTCTGCTATTGCTATACTCTTAACTTCACTTAGGCTTTTTTGTAGACTGTTTATTGTTTGATCTAGTTCTAGTTGAACCTTTTCTTCTGTTGTCATTTTTATTCTCCGTTACTAATTTTTCTTCTGTAATAATTTTTTGTTTAATTTCTGATCTAGTCTTAATATATCTCATAAATACAGCAGATTGACCCGCAATTAAAATAATAGACTCAATAGTATGTGCTAATACATCTGTGGTACTATTTTTATCATCAAAACTTATTAATCCAATTAAATATAAACCAGAACATATAAATGATACTAATGTGATCCAAAATTCGCTTGTTTTGTATCCAGGTTTGTACATAGTTATTAAATTTCTTTCTCTATTCTAGACTCTAAATTTTGTAATGTTTTACCTAATACCGCAATCTGAATTTTAAGTTCTGACATTACTTCTGTATTTTTTTGTAATGCAGATGCGAACTGTGATTGCATATCTTTTGCAGCGTCTAATCTTGCCATAATATTTTCTCTGTCTTGTAGATATGGGGAATGTAGCTCAATTAGTTCTATAATATCATCTTTTTTAACAAGATGTCTCATAATTCCAAACCAAAATGCCCCTATGGTAGTTAATATACCAAAAAGAGTCATAGCTGCTGTTTGCCAAAAATGTATTATATCTGCATTATCTTCTGGCATGTAATGTCTCCATAAAAACTAAAAGCCATTGCATTAAACAATGGCCTTTAATTATAGTTTAATAAATTGTAGTTAAATTATCACTAAAGACCATTAACCATTTTTAGCTTTATAATTATCATTTACGGCTAAAGGAGCACTAGTTTTATAAGTTAATTCGCCAGGAACACTACGTGTTGGAGTAGCAGCATCATCTGTATTAAGAGAATCAACTGCATTTGCTGGAAATCCAGAATCCCAAGCACCAGTATATCTATTATACTTATTACTACGAATAGCTGTTGTGATTCTTTGTGTTCTTAATGTTTCTAGTTTATGAATACTACGAATATTTGCTGGAACAGCAGCACCACTTAATAGTGTATCATTTGAGACACTACCAGCTAATGTATCTGTTACTCTTTTGGCTATTGGAGATGCATTGTTATATGCAAAAGTACCAGCACTAAGAGCCTCGTCTGCCCAACTATTATCTAATACTGTTGAGCCAAATACACCAGCGTTATATCTTGAAACATCAACATTATCTAATAAATTAGAAGCTACTGAACCCCCACGGGCTACAGAACCTCCGTTTCCACCTGCTCCGCTACCTTTGGCATTAATGGCAACTGAATCATAGTCTGAACCATCTGAAGCCTTAACTGCATATGAAGTAATAGACATTTTTTTCTCCAGTAAAGTGTGTTGGATATTTCATCTGATAATACACCTTATTAATTGAATAATTGATGATTTAAATAAAAATTTCTATATTTTACGCCATTTATGCGTCATAATACAATATATTGGTAACTTTAATTTTTTTACCAAGATCTGGATTTTCATAATGAGGTATTAGTGTGGCACTAGTCGGTATATCCTCAATACCAATTTCTTTTTTAAATTGAAAATTATTTTTCATTATTGACGCTAGTTGCTTCGCGTTTAATGATGTTTCATGTAAAATCAGATTTTTATGATTATGGATTTGTACAGTTATAGATTTTAAGTATTTATTAATATGTTGTATTGTTGAGTCAGGAAAGGTTATTATAACCAACTTTTTCATTAGCATATATTTTTTCCATTCTTCTTCTGACATTGTGAATGGTAATGGAGAATCGTTTCTGATATTAGCAGAATATTTATGGACTTTTTTATTTTTAAAATCTAATCCTACATATAGCTCATATTGATGCATAGATCTTTTATTACCTAAACCATATCGTCCAAAATTAATATCATTAATATCTATTCCTAATAATTTACGTACTCTTTCTTTAGATTTGTTGTCTCTAATCGTAGTATCTATTATAAAGCCATTATTTTTATGATGATTATCCCAATGTTTTTCTTCATTATATCGTAAATATAAGTGCCAAATAATAGGGAATGTTGGATGAAAAAAATCATAACCACAAGTATATGCCCTAGCTGATAAAGATAACTCTTCTCCTCTAAAATATAAATTCGGATCATATGGACATTCTTTACAAAAATATCCTTCAGCAAATAAAAAATGGGCAGATAGATATCTTGCTGGAATATCTTTAATATGAAAGAATGATTCTTTTAAGATCAAAGGCTTAAACATTAAATCGCCATCATGATCAAATGTATCAAAAGAACAAATCTGTATACCATTATATAAGCATTCATTATTATCAAGATGATATGCTGGACAATATCCTCCAATAATTGGTTTTTGATAACCTTCTTGTTTTTTCTTTTGTAAAAAATCTACTAATATAGAATCCCATTGTTCTATAAATCTATGATGAGAATCTAGTTGTAAATAATAATCTTGATTTCTATATAGTTTATGTTGAATCAAATATCTCGCCCAACAAGCCCCTTGACTATCTCGCCAGTCTATATATAGAATTTGCATATTAAGCTTATATTGTTTCTTAATATGCTTCAATTTCCAGTATACGTTTTTTGTATCCTGTAAACAAATACCAAAAAATAATCTAGATTTTTTATTAGCTTTTTTAATACAGTCAAGGATTGTTGGAATTACTTCCGAATCTCTATATGCGGCTATACTAATAAAAATACTATTTTTAGTCTTTTTGTTTCTGCTCATACCATAGCTTTAGTGCATATAAATTCTTAAATCTAATACCGTGTGGCTTATGATTAAGAATGGTTTTAATCTGATCTTTTTGCCATATATTACCATTGATTATGGTGTTCATATCTGTTTTTTTAGCAAGATACATACTCGCTATAAGATTATCTCCTATATCATCAAGCATATATCCTGTTGAGGCGTATATCGTTTGCAGTCCATGTTCTTTAATAATATTTGCTATTTTAGTTAAAGCTAAATGATTAAATATTCTATATTCTAACATATATGTAATATCAACACCAGCATTTATACAAAGATCTAAATTAGTCTGAATATCTTCTCTAAATTTATCATATCTTCTATTGACAATATATAGAGTAGGAATAACGATATCCAGTTTAGCTGCTCCATTTTTTATAGCATTACTAATTTCTGTTTGTCTTGTTTTTAGATCTGATATACCCAGAGGGTAATCTATTGGCGTTGAAATTTTAAAAGAATTTTGAGAATTTTTTTTAACTAATTTAGTATAGTATGAAAATACGGAAATATAATCTGGTCGAAATTTTGCAGCTTCGCTTATACTATTTTTAAGATCTATTTCTTTTATATCCAAATCATGATATGATAGCTCAATTATCATTGGTGTTCTTTCTACGGCGTTTAGGTTTTTTTAAACTATCTATTGTAGGATATAAATCTAATCCTAATATACTATCAGCAAAACCATAATACACCGCTTCCTCAGCAGACATTATCCAGTCTGAATAATTAGATAATTGAGACTGAATATGTTTTTTAATCATCATTTTTTTCCAATTTTTTTCAATAGCAACAGGACTATCTACGCATTTTTCACAAAATATTTGTAACATTTTTTCTGATTCTCTCTCACTCCATCTCAAATTACTTGTTGCTGCTTTATGTTCAGCATCTAGTGAGATTGATCCATAATGCAACAAAACATGTGCATTTGGCATTAAAACTCTTAAATCAGCAGCTTGAAAAATAACACTACTAGATGATTCAACTTTAGCATAAGCCAATATAATAGTTTTTGATCTACATGCTTTAATAGCATCATACATACCCAAACAATCGCTCCAATCTCCTCCTGGTAGATGCATATGTATTAATATTGGACTATTATCTAATGAATCTAATATTCTTAAGTTTTTTTGTAAAGTAATAGCTGATTTATAATCAACTCCTGGCTCTTCTCCTTCACAACCCATATATGAATGTAAATATATTTCTCTGTTTTTAAGATCTATATTTATATCATGTATATTAGATATATTATTAATTTCTGGAATATCTGTATTAATATTCATTTATGTGCTCGTAGATTTTATTATTTATATTTGTCATAATTTTTGAGTCTTTAAAAGCTTTACCAATTCCAATTCTAAATCTATATCTAGTAAATATATCTAATGTTTCTACTCCTATAGATTCTTCTAAAATATTAGAGATATCTTTAGTAATAGAAAAATTAGTATGACCAACCCAAAAATTAAACACTTTATCACACGAGGTTTTTTCGTTATATGGGAGAAGACCCATAGGAGTTATTATTAATGGATATTTATAAGATTTAGACTGATCAAAAGACTCCTCGTTTTCTTCTGTAGTATAATCTTCATTATACTCATTTGTATTAGTATCTGAGATATGATCAGTAATATCTGTTAAATTATTCAGAATAGGGTCTTGCCATTTTTCCCAAATAATTAATGGTTTTAATTGCATGTTATTTATTTGGAATATATTGAGAGAATACTTTTAGAGGAGATATAACTGGAATATGTAAATTTTTACTTTTATTTTTAGAAGAATGGGTTTTTTCTAAAACTAACCAATTATAGACTATGGATTCAAAAAGTTGTTTATTCTGTTCATCCGACATTTCTTTCATTAAGAACTCTATAATAATATTATTTAGTCCACCAGAAACAATAGTATGAAAAAAAGCTGCTAATTTTTGTGCTTTGAACTCCAAATCATTTTGATCTTTGATTAAAAGATCTTTAATTTCTAATGATAAATCTATTTCATAGTTTGGTGTTAATCCAAAAGATAAAAGAACAGAATCATCAATAAAATCTATATTTTTATTTTGACTTACATTTTTTTTTGTAAAATATTTATTATAAAGTTGTCTTATTGATAACATTGTCTATTAATAAATTCAAGGCTTTGTTTGTAGTATATCCTAAATAATCATGATTAAATATTAATTTATACCAATATAAATGTGATTGTAATGTATTTGTTTGAGCTATTCCACCATATGTTATATATAAATTATCATCAGAAAATTTTTCTAAAGACTTTAAGTAATCTAGGCTATTTTCTTCTTGTATATCTAAAAAGTTATATGAACATTCCTCTGTAAATTGATAACTGTCCCGAGTAAAAAAATTACGTAAAATATATCGTGCTTCTTGTTTGACTTTACTTGGACAAGTTATTTCTATACAAGGAATATCTAATTCTTTTTCTTTGGTTGATACAATATATATATCATTATCTTTTGACGATAATATTACATATAATGCATACAGTTTATTCATTGAATAAAATCCTAAGTTTATTTAGGGCATTTTTGACTGTTTGACGAACAGCCTCCCTAGTTATATTAAACCTATCTCCTATTTCTTGTAGTGTCAAACCATCTATATAATACATACGTAACTGTTGAGCTTGTTTATCTGTTAATAGATTACTATTAAAAATATTATTTAATAGATCATTACTTAATTGCTCTTTTTCTTTGTTCAATAACTGATCAATTGCTGGTACTTGACTATCATCTGCTAATACGCTATCAAAAGATGCATTGTCTTCATTTCCATCGATATAATTGTCTAAAGAAAAATAATGATTCTTCTTTTTTCTAGCTTTTGTAGCATATGTTTGTATAGCCCATAATGCACATTGATTTCTATAAGAGTATCTTGTTTTCTTTTTGCCAGTAATCTTACCAGTTCTTGCGTCGTCATACTTCCAATCGGCAACCATCAGAGCATGTGCTACATCTGATACGGCATCTTCATTATTAAGCATTTCCTTAGTTAGACCCATATACATCTTTGAACCAAATTTATTTATGGTCTTTTTAGCAAGATCTAGGTAGAATGATAGGTTTGGGTACTCAAAATTAGTTATAACTGTCATTGTTATCCTTTATAAAATGTCCTTTGTCCTGAAAACTTAAAAACGTAATATTTTTACTTAGTCAATTTTTTCCACTGATTTGGATCCGGTCTATCTGGATCTCCCGGTTTGGCTGGTTTATATTTTTTACCTTCCCTTTCTTTTTTATTTCTAATATTTTCCCATAAACCAGGACGATCAGCAGCAGATATAGTATCGGCAGCCTCAGAGACATACATGATAAAATCATGGATCGTTCTCATGTAATCCTCTGTTATGGCGATTTTACCCTGTAACCAGCTCTCTGTCAAGTTTTCTTTGACATTTGGATTTTCCAAAGAATTTAAAATTTCATTTGCATGGGTAGCAATAGCCCTCAATGAGCCAACACTCATATCATAAAAATCTTTTTTATATTCCATCATTTCCATTTCTGGTGTTTCTTTTTCCATGTCTTCTATTTCTGTAAAATCCATATCATCTTCTGCTTGAGAATGTTTAATATTAGTGTCTTTAATGGATTGACTTATACTATTTAAAATATCATAAAATCTAGACATAATTTATTACCTTTATTTAATCGGTTAATGGACCACCAGTTATCCATGCATCACATGTTCTTGAACCAGCACATTTAAAATCAAATAATTCACAATAACCCAAATTAGATAAGTCAACAATCTTTGCGGCTTCGTTCATATCTTCTTCACAAATTCCTTTTTCTATACATTTTTTCATTTTGTCTTTAATTATAAAAGCAGCACAATTTGAGCATCTCATTGTTTTTGCTTCTTCGACAGAAGACTTAAACAAATTGGCCTTTTGTTGCCAAAAATCAGTATTTTCTAATTCTGGATTTGCAGGACCATAATTAGCTTTATCAACACAAATTTGTCTATTAGCTAAATTTAGACTAATATCTTGTGTTGCTGGAGGACATTCTATATTGGTCTGAATACTATCTAATAGTTCTTCTGCTCTAGATTTATATGTCATATATCACCAGCTTTTACATGCCCAATATCTTGCTTTATATTTTGGTCCAGGATTATCACAATTATGTCTCGCTCTAAAACTTTTACGTCTTTCGGGAATATTTTTTTTAATTTTCATATTAGGGTCACCAAAATTAACTTTAACAACATTACCTTTATCATTTTTAACATAAACACTAAATTTCTTAGGACCATCCGGAGTTCTAAATGGCTTATTAAGTGTTACTTTTCTGCCACCTTTTTCAGCAGCAATAACTTTACCATCTTCATCAAGAATTTCTGATGCTTCTATTTCCCATGTAAACTCATCCCACTCATCATCCCAAGCACAATTTGAAGCTAATAAATTATCATGTACTTCTTCTATTAAAGAAGATTTACTTTTACGTGTTTGTCCTAAACAAATAGCAACTCGTTGTTTACTATCTGGATATTCTTTTTTCATAGTCTCATTACTCATGCAACGACTAACAAATTTTTGCTTATCTTCGTTTTGTTTTCTGGATGGAATAGGCATTATGTAAATAACTCCTGTGAAATTATACTAGCGGTTTGATCCCAAGTATATTGCTTAACAGTATTTAGACCATTTTGGTTATCTCTAATATTATTAGTATACACATATCTCATGTGTTCAATCATTTGTTCTATTTGTTTATTTCCTAGTTGAGCCCATTGACCAAAACCATGGGTGAAAAAGTGGTCATCTTTAGCCGTTGTTAGATTATCTATATCTACTAAATAGCTATTATCTCTAGTGCAATATTCTGTGTGAGCAGAATAGTTCGTTGTAATAATAGGCTTATTCATAGCCATAACCTCTAAAATCTCATTGTTCCACCCTTCTGCTCTAGCCGGAAAAATACCACAATCAGTTTGTGCAATAATTTGTGCTACTTCTTTATGGGTATTTACTCGTGGAACAAATTTTATTTTATTTTTAAGTTTTGATGAACTATATAGCTTTTGCCAAGCTAAATTTTGTTCTTCATTTAAAAACGGATTATGATTCATCATCCAGAGTTCTACATCGTCGTTTTCTGTAAAAGCAGCATTAAATGCTTCTATTAAAATATCATGTCCTTTTCTAATTTCCCATTTTCCAATGTTGATAAATTTATATGTTGAAACTTCGTTTTCTTTTTTTGGTAGTGCTTGAAAAACATCAGTATCAACAGCTAATGGACTAACTATGATTTTAGTAGTTATATTATTATCTTCTAGTATTTTTTTAGCCCATTTACTAGCTACAAATATACAGTCTGTATTATTCATAGAATTAATTTCTAAAGGATTCATTTTATCTAATTCAAAAAAAACCAAAGCACCGTATTTTCCAGATCCTACTCTAGCAGCTAAATCATATTGATGCCAAATTTTTAAACAGGGATTTTTATGAGAATATGATGTTTGGGCTCTATTGATACATTTTATTATAAGATCTTTATCTTCTTGAGATTGTACCTGTGGACTATACATTGGAAATAAATCAACATTATAATTATTTTTAATTAATGCTTTTAAAATATTGAATGAAGTAACTCCATAACCTGTGTGTGGAGTAATAGGGCACATTAAGTTCAAAGTATTCATTTTTCGAAAACCTTATTATGAGTATTGTTGACCTGTATAAATGTTGTTTTTTTACCAAAATCTTTAATTGAACTAGCTCCAATATATGTGCATGAACTTCTAATACCACCCAATATATCTTTTATTAAATCATCGGTTTTTCCTTTATATGGTATGCTAACACATTTTCCTTCACTAGTTCTGTAATTTGCTACTCCTCCATTATGTTTTTCCATAGCCTCTTTGCTACTCATACCATAAAATTTGAGTGATTTTTTTCTGATGTCTGCTGATGTATTGTAGCCAGGATTAAAGGTGCTCCAAGTTTCATCTAAAATCTTACCATTATTATCAATTATAGCTTTACGATATTCATATTCCCATTCTCCTTCGCAACAATCTGTACCAGCTAACATTCCACCCAGCATTACAAAATCGGCATTACCTCCAAAAGCCTTACAAATATCCGCTACAATTTTACAACCACCATCACTACATATATGACCACCCAGGCCATGAGCAGCATCGGCACATTCCATTATAGCACTGAGTTGAGGATATCCTACGCCAGTTTTTAATCTTGTAGTGCAGACACTACCAGAACCTATACCAACCTTAACTATATCAACGCCACCATGTAATAGTAATTCTTCCACCATTTCTGGCGTTACAACATTACCAGCCATAATTATAATTTCAGGATATAAAGATCTAATATGTTTTATGGCTTTAACAAATTTTTCACTGTAGCCATTAGCAACATCTACGCAAACATTAGGGAATCTAACACCATGTTGTTTTAAAGTTAAAAATGTGTTATTTAATTTATCTAGATCAGATTTATTAATACCTGTTGAATAAAATACATGATCATAATTATATGCTAAGTTTTTATAGTATTCTAATAAAGTATTTATGCTATAGTGCTTATGTAAACATGTTATACAGTCATACTTTGCAAGTTCTTCTGCCATTAATAATGATCCTGTCGTATCCATATTAGCAGCAATAATTGGTACACATGACAGTATTCTATTAGAGTGCAGAAATTTGAACGATCTCGTTAAAGATACCTCCGATCTGCTGCTTAGTTTTGATCTTTTTGGCTTGATCAACACATCATCAAAATCCAACTTAATTTCATTAATAATTTTAGACATTATAATAATCCGAAAAAGTTACCTATTTTTTTATTAGAGTCTATTAAATTATTCTGTTTATAACTATCATATGTCATGATCGTAAAAAATAATCCAAAACTAGTATTTAACATTTTATTTCTATGATTTGGCATTTCTATGCTATCTTTATCATCTAGTATAAAATACATATTTTTATCTTCACAATCAAGCGAGACAAGATTATTTTCGTGCTTCACACATATAGTATTCGAAGATAGCCATCTAGTTAATGGACAAAAAACACTATAACTATTTTTTATAAAAGGATGACTAATTCTATGATAAAGAAAATATTTTGGTAAATAGCATACTATACTAGGAATTTTACTATAAACTGTTCTATATGAATCTATTCTATTAGATAGGTTTGTGAGTATAAATTTTTTATACCAATATTGAAATCCAGATTCTTTCATATCTAAGCGATTTATGATAGATCTATAATTTGGATATTTAAAATGTATATAGTCTAAAGGTAAATTATCTAATTGCAGAGAACATGTCTTATACAGATAATTGATATTATCATCGCATTCGTATGCTTTCATATATCAAAAAAACACCATCTATCTATTGTATCTATTTTATTAGTATTAATATCTAATAAGTATTGTTGAATATCTTTCCAACAATCAAAAATAAATTTGTGAGGTATGGTCCCAAATAACCAATCTGGCGCATTTTGCTTACCTTGTTCCATATGAATCAAAATGGGTTTTTTCTGACGATTAGCCCAAAATATTTCTTCTAAAGTACCACACGGATGAACATCAAGATCAAGATTAACTATCAAAAAATCACTAATATCAACCATTCTAAGGTCTACAGCACGAATAGTTTTCATAATAGCGGATAATTCATCATATTTTTTATGATTTTTTAAATGTTTTTTATAAGTGGCTACATTATGATCTTCTTGTCCTATATTGGAAGGTTTTTTTAATGGATTAAATACAACGATTCCCAACGATTCCAAAAAAGGAGAAATATTATCTCTCCATGTTGCCCCACGATCAGCAACCCTATCCATAGCACCTGCTAAATAACATCTTTGATTTTTTAATTTATTAATTATCATTTGATTTAACTTTATTATTTTTTATTTGACTACCATAGCCTAATAATAGTGGAAGTTTTTCTTGGCATAGCAAAGCCCATAATATGTGATCAGATAACTTAATTGTTATTTCATTGGTATTATTATTTTTCCTGTGTTGAGCAATACTTAGGCTTTCAGCATGGTACATATATTCTGATCCTATATAATTGACAGATAAATTTTTTCCAATAGCTTTTATACATAAATCAATATCTTGAAAACTACTAGATAAAGACTGATTAAAGCCATGTAATTGATAAAAAATATCAATATCAATAATTTGTATAGCTCCTGTTATAGCAAAACATCTTGTGTCTAAACTAGGTAACAATGTTTGAGCAGGATAAAATCTCCAAGTGTGGTCAGGATAATAAACTATAGTATTATTAAATTGTTTCTGTGGTATAAAATGGATACCACCGTGTTGAATAGTATTATAAACTTTACTTATAGAGTTTCCAAGTAAATGCTGTGGCTTACCTATATCTATATAGTCTTGTTCTATAGGATAAACCAATCTACATCCAGAAATATCAGATTTATAATTATTATGTTTTACTAATAAATTATGTAATGAATTTGTTGAAGATGGCCATAAATCATTATTATAAAATATGATAGTTTTTTTTTCAAAGAATTTAGCATAACTGGCTGCTATATTATTTAGAATAGAATAATTAAAAATATCATTATTACTTTCTATCCTTAAATACGATGTTTCAAATGAGTCACTAAGTTGAAGAATATCATTTGTTTCTGATCCATCATCTACAAGTAATATATCATATTCTATATTAATAGATGATCTAAGTTTTTTTAAAGAATATTCCAATACATTACTATTATTTATTTCTTAGCAAACCAAAACGTTTATTATTATCATATATAGTATAGTCTAATTGACCATTATTTGCTGCAAATATTATTTGTTTAAAAATATAATCATTATATTGATCAGTGTCGAATTTACAAATATTTTCTATATCACCAAATGGGCATATAGTATATTTACTAATATCTAAAGTGGTTGTGTTCATTTTTGATGAAGCTGATTACAAATTGAAGCAATAGCTGTTACTAATACAATAAAACCTAAATTAATATTATCCATAGTTTATGACTTATAATACTCGTTAATAATAGATGTAACATGATTAAGGATTTCTATTTTTTCTTTTTTAGAATAACCTACATCAAAAAAAGAATTTTCGTCTTTTTCAAAATCGAATGTAGGATATAATCTTTTACAAATTTTCATAATTTTATTCTTATTAATCACAAACGGCTTTGGTTCTACCACAGATATAATTTCATCAATATTATTGATAATAGACTTATCTTGGTCATTGTACTTAAAACAAATTCTATTTTTTAGCCAATGTAAAAAATCAATGTGTTGTTTCGTTATCATAGTGATATATTGTTGTAGTAAAAGAATCCCAAGAATCGTTAACTAATTGTTCTATAAAAGACCAATTTCCACCTAAAAATCCTGTACCAAACCTAGAAGAAATAATTTGTATTTTATCATTCTCTGCATTTGATAATTTTTGTTTAATAAATACCGATACATCAGATAAGCATCTAGCTAATGAAATATAATCTATTTTACGTTTATTTTTAGTGTTTTTGATACAAACCATATTAGCAAAAATAATCTTATTAAGATTCTTATTATATGTATTATTTATTTCTATAAATTGAGTATGTCCATAATTTTTATTATTAGAAATAAATAGTTCTGTATTAACTGATAATCCAGGAAAATTATTGTATAATACTTGTGTTAATTTATTAACAGTTTTAGTATTAATACCAAAACATTGTGGTACTAATAAGTCATATCCATGTCTGTTTTTAGTAGTAATAAAGTTTAATAGATCTTTAACAAGATCTCCATTACGATACAAGATATTAGATCTGATTGGTGTTGTATAATTTATCTTGGTTGTCATATTCTATCCTCCAAGGTATAGTAGTAGACTACACACCAAAAATCAAGACTGCTGTTGTAGTTCAGTGATGCTATTGGCCTTGATGTATCCTATCTGATTTTCTATCTTCCAGTCTAGGCTATTATTTATAAATTTTAATAAATTATCATCTATTAGATCATAGTAGTTTT